CCGAAAATGGATATAGCAGTTAGTTATTCTGATGAGCAAGATTGTCATGATGAAGAACTCGAAACTTTTATGAAAATCTTTGAACCTTTGGAGGCCAACACAAATGCAAAATAAACTAAAAGGCAAAATATTCACAGCGCAAGAAGTGCAAGCGATAAAGGCGGGGTCGAAAGTTATGTTTCGGGAGGTGATTAAAAAGCCGTTTTTCACAAAAGTTGAGATCGTTGATGGCAAAAGAACCTCTTACCCGAGACAATGCTCTTACCAAGTAGGGCAAAAGATTTTTTGCAAAGAGAGTTTTTTATATGGAGCAAATGACGAAAGACGAACTTAATTGCATCAATAAAGCCATCTCAAACTTAGAAGAGATCGCTAAAAAAATAACAACAATTTCAAACAGATATTTTAAAAAAACAGAAAGAGAATTTATCAGTGATATGATTGGATTTCACGAAGAAAGTTTGAGTGTTTTAAAACAAATAATAGAGGAGCAAAATGACAAATAATAAAAGGCCAATCGTGGGGCGGAGATATAGAGGCAAAACAGATAAACACTACGATAAAGACTATATTGTTGAAATTAGCTATTTTGAAAATAAGAAAGTCTGGTTTAAGCATGGAACTTGGTTATATGTAAAAGAATTTTGGAATTTTTTTGAAGAAATCCCCGAAACCAACAAACCCCAAGAAGACTGCCCCGCAGAACAAGCAGCGGAAGAGTGGAATACCATTGAAACTAACGAACAGCCTAACTTGCAGAAAGAAGATGAAGTGCGAGTAGCTATGGAGGAGTTGAAGTATTGGTTAAGAGTGGGAGAGCCTGACCACGATGGCGGTTTAATTTTTGAAAAAGCCCAAAACCTCCTTAACGCTCTTGATAAATCAGTTATCGACAAAGTGTCGACTAGTGAATCAGATTTAACAAAAATAACACGCCTAGAAGTAATTGACGATAAAGGCAGAAGCTATGTTAATTACAGCGTTAAAGATTTAGAGCTTAGTTATCAAGATGAGGGAAGGACATTGAAGATTTTTTTTGATTGGAGATATGAGAAATTGGAGGGGAAAAAATGTTAAGAAGACGAATAGTTTGCGCCGCCAATAAAAATGTTCATACTCATTATGTAATTTTGGGCGTAAGGCATTTTGATATGATTATGCACAAACAAATAGAAAAATTTCAACTTGGCAGAGATTGGATTCAAGGCTTTGTAGACAACAGGGGAGAATTTCTTGATAGAAAAGAAGCTTTTGAAGTGGCGCAAAAAGCTGGTCAGATTATAAGAAAAACTGGCGGCGAAAATAGTGATGAATTATTTAGCGAAGATCTATATTGAATTTATGGCCGGAAAGTAAAATAAAAAACAATGAAATTATTAATTTATAGCGATTTACACTTAGAATTTGGCACAAACTTTAAACCGCCAAAGGATATTGACGCAGATATTATGATTCTTGCGGGAGATATTATCACCTTCAAAAATTTTGCGCCTTTAACGCAATTTTTAGAGGGCTGGGATAAGCCAGTTTTATTTGTTGCTGGGAATCATGAATATTATACGAAAGAGCCGATGTTGAAGGGCGAAGAAGATTTTTTTAAGTTTATCAAAGAAAAGCAGCCAAATATAGCGTGGCTTTACGATGATTCTATTTGCTTTGATGATGTTGAATTTTTTGGTGGCGCAATGTGGACAAACTTTGCTCATTCACCTTTGGCAATGATGAACGCCAAAAATCAAATGAATGATTTTAATTTAATTTATAAAAGTGCAACAAGAAAGTTAACGCCAGAAGATACAACAAAATTTCACGAAGATTATAAGCAAAAATTAATAGCTTGGTTTGAAGAAACTAAGGGCAAAAAAAGAGTTGTAATTTCGCATCACGCACCTTGCCTAAATCCTAACAGCAAATTTAAAAATAGCAGCTTGCAACCAGCGTTTAACTCGCTTGATATGGTTGATATAATTGAAAAATATCAACCTGAATTATTCATTTATGGTCATACTCACGAATGCGATGACCAAATGATTGGCCGCACAAGAATCGTCTCAAATCAACGCGGTTATCCGCACGAAATTTGCGATGGATTTAATGAGGGTTTTGTGGTTGAAGTCTAAAATACAGTAAAACAAGCCGCGCCTAAAACCAAAATTGCCAAAGGAACGAAAACCATATTATTCGTATTCGCCTTTAATTTTAATTTTTTCAGCTTCAAATTTTTTTAAAGCTTCGTCCAAAGTTTTTTGATATTCAACTCTTGCAGCAGCTTCTTTTTCTATTTTTTCTTGCGCAATTTTTTGTCTTAAATTAATTTCGCCGAAAAGAATTTCTTTTAAGACATCGGCTTTAAAATTATCTAATTTTTCAATTTTAACTTCTTTGTTTTCTTCTAAAAATTTTGCTACTTTAGCTTGGACAAATTCGTGAGCTTTCAAAGAGAGTGTTTTTCTGTCATCTTTGTTGTCAAAAATCTTTTCTTCAACTGCTTGTTTAGCAATTTCTTGTGCTAGAGATTCAAATTCACCGCCAGTAATTATTTTAGTCATGTTATTTTTATTTAGTTGTTATTGTTAAATTTCTTACTATTTTTGTTTTTTTACGCCAAATTGTCAACTTGACATAAAAAATTATCCGCAAATTTATTCATTCTTTCACAAAGGCGTTTCGCTCTATTTCCAACCTGCTCATACCAAAGGCTATTTTTCATTTCCTTTGCAGCTAATTTATAATTTTTTGATTTAATAGCTTTGATAAAATTTACAAATTTTGATAAATTTTTCCGCCCCAAATTAAACGCCATATTTGCAAGTATCTCTTGCAATTCACTTGGAATATTATCAAAATCATCGAAAATTATCTTACAATCTTCGCAAGCAATTTTTACATCTCGCTCAAAGACTTCATCGACACGCTCTTTTGAAATCTTAATTTTTCCACCCTTTTTTAAATTCATGTAGGGCTGATATTCTATATCATCTTTTGTTAATAAATGCCCTATTCCAAAGGTTGGTAAGCCTTTTGAGTCTAAGTAAATTTCGTATTTACAACCTTCGTCAATTATCAATTGTTCTTTTAATTTTTTTAAATTCATTTGCAAAAAAATTATTTCGGACATTTCTTTTTATAAACAATATCATAATTCGCTAAAAAAATTCTATATTCTGGCGGCAGAATTTTTGTGTCAAAATTTAGCGGTGGCAAAGGGTCGAACAAATCGCAAATATCACTTGTTGGCAATAGCTCCACGCTTGTTTTGCAAGCCATCAAGATAATCATCGGCAACATTAATATTGCTGATTTTATTTTTTTGAATCTCAATATTCTCGCGCAAATTTTCATTGTCTTTATCTTTGTTTTTTAATTTTTCTTCTGTTTTGCCGTTTTTTTCGCCAGCTTTAAAAACAATAAAAGCCGCGACCAAAAAAGTAAAAATTACAGAGAAAAACTTTGCCAAAAATTCTATTATTGTCATTATTTAAAAAAGTTTAATACTGATTGTAAAATTATTCCAGCTTCGTGATAAAAAACAAGACAAAAAGTTATGGTAACTGCAACTCCGCAAAAAGTTAAAAGCCAGAACATTCTATCAACTAGCTTTTTTGTGAATGCTTTATCTTCAGTAATAACATCGACAATTTCATCTCTGATTGATTGTTTTGAATTATTTTCCATCTTTTTTGTTATTATTTTTAGAAATAGCTAAATCAATTTTAGTTACTACGAGTTCTTTAAAATCGTCAAAATGCCTATCAAAATCTTTAAACTTAGATTCAATTAGAACATAAAGACCCTTTACAGTTGTTTTATATTCATGTCTAAAAGCTTCGTTTTCTTCTTTATCTTTTGAAGTTGCGATTTTATGTTCAGCAATATCTTTTTCAATTTTTTTGAATCTTTCTTCGTCTGATTTTTCTTTTCTGGTAAAAGTCAAACTCCAAAAAGTTTTAAAAAGCCCAAGCGCAACAAAATTTGCGCCTGTTATCAGAATTGAAACCATACCCAGAATTGTCGCAATATCTTGTAAGTTCATTTTTTTAATTTTTAAACATAATAACCAAATACGTCAACAGTAGCCGTAAGTGCCGAACCTTGTGCAACTGTGCATTTTAAACCAAGAACGTCACCGCTATTACCTTGAACTGCGCCCGCGCCCGCTGGTATAAAATCAAATTTTGTAGAAGAATCCAAGGTAGGATATGTTGCGGTCGGAGAAACGTCATCGGCGTCAGCATTATATCCAATACTGAAAGCTGCCGCACCAAAAGCTGCCGAGGCATTTCTTATGTAAGCTCTGGTTACAATAAGTTTTCTGCCCCCTAAATTAGGCACTGTGAATAGAGTAGTTTTTGTAGTTACGTTAAAATCTACGCCGCTAACTGACGCAATTACCAACTCCATACCTCTGCCATTGAAAGTAAGGTCTCCTAGTGATTGCGTGTCAAATTCAATGCCGACATGAGTATCTGAACCTACGGCCCTAAATTTTACATGATTCCCTGTGGCTGAATTATAGATAATTGGAAAATTTGCTGGCGTTGTTCCTGGATAAACAGAAGTGAAGCCAACAATAGTATTCGCATTAGTGTCAACAATCGCATCAATAACTGGCGTTGTTAAAATTTTGTTTGTTAGCGTTTGGCTTCCAGTTAAGGTTGCGACACTACTATCAATCGAGATTGTTCTCGCAACCGAACCATCAAACGTTGTGCCGCTGTTAAGCTGTAATCCTGTGCTTACAGTCAACGCGTTTGATGTTGTAGCTGTGATTGTATGGCTCGTGCCGAGCGTAACCAAAGTGCCATTTATCGCAAAATCATCATTGACTAATGCAGAATTTGGGATATTTGTTAGCGTGTTATTTGAAGCGTTGATTGATTTATTTGTTATTGTTTGTGTGTCGCTAATTGTAGCAATTTCAACGCCATTTGCTTGTGGTTTTCGAGTGCCTTTTGAAACGAGATTTAAGGCAATGTTAGTATCCGAACCAACAACCGCAAGAGTAGCCGCGCTTCCTGTTGCGCCGCCTGTCATTCTAAAATAATTAACTCCTGCTACGACTGGGTTAAATTCAAGAACTGGCGAAACAAAATTGTCATAGATAATATCTATTTGCGGTTCGGTTAGAAGCTTGTCGCTTAGTAATTGAACGCCTGTTACTGTAACAACAACAGATGTATCGATGCTAATTGTTCTTGCGGCCGAGCCGTTGAAGGTCGTGCCGCTGTTTAGTTGAAGACCAGTTGAAACCGTAAGAGCGTTTGTTGTGCTTGCCGCAATTGTTGCAGAGCCACCCAAACTTATTGAGCTTCCATTGATTGTAATTGCGCTATTGACTAATGAAGCATTCGCAATATCGGTTAAATTATTTTCTAGACCGCTTATTGATTTATGTTGAAAATACTCAAAGCCAGCTAATGTAGCTATTTGTTGTTCTACATCTCCATCATTCTTTGTATATAAATTATCATCAGACTTAAAATATAGCGCATTTTTGTTTGTCGCTGGGGCGGTAACAGTAGATGCCTGCCCTAACACCAAAGCACCTTCTGTGGTAGCGATTTGTTCTGCGTTGTAATCGCCTTGTTGAGAGGTTACTGCGCCCGCACGGGTTTCAAATGAAGTTACTCCGCCGCCACCACCACCGCCAGAATTAGTAATAGAATTTACGATACCCATAAAGGAATAAATTAAGAATTAGAATAAAATTTTATAATAAGTATTTTTTGAATTATATCTGCGCTTGCAGAGCCTAATCCAACTGTTCTCAATATTATATTTTGCTCAAAATCCTCAACTCCTTCAACGAAGCTTACAGGGTATATACTATCATTTTGCAATGATAAATTGTTTGATAATATTTCGCAAGTTATACTTTGAGTATCGCTTGATTTTCGAGCAATTATACATTTAATCTGCCAAGTTCCACCATTAGCAGCATTAGCGGCAGTTTCTAAAATAGTTTGCGCGCCAAAGATTATTTTTAAAGTTTTATTATTTCCATTGCTGGCAAAAATTCCACTTGCAAACAGTTCTAAATAGTCGCCATTATTAGTGAATAAATTAGCTGGTATTTCGTATTCCATTAAATCAGTTTCAGAAGAACCAGAATTTTCTTTTTCATCAATATCAATATAAACTGTTCCGCCAAGCTTAACTCCAATATTGCGCCTCATTCCTCGCCAAATGTCTTGGAAAAAATTATACCACCATGTATTAAAAATTCCCTCATCATCAATAGCTTTGGCTCTTTGTGATGGTAAAGTAATTATTTCAGCCATTATGAATTACCTATTGTAAAGTTCAAATAAACGCCAGTAATAGCAAATCTAGCTATCGGCTCGCTAAAAATTAGTTTAATAATAAAAGTTCTGCATTGACCAAGGCCAGTCCAAAATATCTCTGTTTCATATTTTCCCAGTTCTCCGATTGGTTGCAATAACTCATCACTAAGAGTATTACCCCCATCAATAGAAAACTGCATTGCTAATTGCGGATTGCTGCCTTCGCCGCTGGTTGCGCCAATTCCTGTATCCATCATTACAACTGCCCTATCTACAACGACTCTTGAAAAATCAGCGAATTGCGTTGAAGATATACCATATCTTACAATCTTAGTTCCGTTTTCAGTCGGAGTATCTAAATCTAATTCGTAAATAATGCCAGTTTCGTAATCTCCCACCAAATTTAAATCATCAAAAAATGCAAAACAATTAGGTCGCCATCTTATATCTTGCAGATTACTTGGATTTCTACTATTTCTCCTATGCCATAATTCAGTCGTAATGTCAAAGCAGATACTTCTATTTTCGCTTGGCGAGGTTAAGCAATAAAATTTATGGCCTTCTTGTGTGTAAATAAAAGCAAAAGCATCGCTAATATTAGCCCAACTTTCTAATTCTGCTTCAATTGGATATGTAGAAATTCTAATGGGTGTGTATCCTTTAGCGGTATAAACTACTCTATCATTACCAACCCAGAACAAACCAACTTCGTCACTAGCAATAGTATATTTTCCAGCGCAACCCTTCTCTATAAATACTCCGTTGATTCTCTCAAATGTAAATGATGGGTTTGCAGAGTTATACCAAACTTCGGTAGTTCTTTGCTTAAAGTGCCATAATTCCCTGTGGTCGGCAAAAGTTCTAACAATATTATCAGACGCACCAGTTACAAACTCATTTTTTAATGCGCTATAGTCAGTTGTATCATTAGATGCGGAATATTGAAATTCATTACTTTCTAGCTTTGCATTTACTGTAAAGCTATCAAGAGTCGTAGTTGATACTGATAAAAAAACATCAGGGTCTGTGATTTGCGTAAGTGTGGTTCCATCGGTGGAATACATTATACCGCTTTCAGTAAGAATGGTCATTTGCTGACCATTTTCAGTCATAATTACTCTTCCTGGCGAAGTTGCCATAGTTCCCAACAAAGTATAATTTTTAGCAACATCAATTTTGTAAACTTCTAACCCACAAACTGCATACAAATTATTTTTCATAATTTCCATGCCATAAAGAGGGTTTCCTCTATTTAGATTTAGCCAAGTTTTCAATCCTGGTGTTGGATATAAAACTGATTTAAAGAATGAATCTGCTGGCGTTGGCTCGACATACAAATTCACAAGGTCTTCCGAAGACGCTAATCTGCTTCTTGATTGATATGTGTTTATACCAAAATGAATTGGTGTAGTTTCGCCCATTAATTAAATTGTCCTATATAAGTTTCTGTTGCTGGTTGAAAAAATATAGCTGTGTTTTCTCTGTCATATCCTTGTGCGTCTTCAAGAGATTTTACAGCCAAGCCCTCTATTCTATTCAATCTTTCTTCTGAAATTCCATATTCAAAACTTAGCAAGTATGCTAGATTATAAATGATTGGCAACAGCCATTCGGTAGGAAAGTCAGAGGTATTAATCAAAGTATCAAAATCAAAAAACTGCACCTCATAAGTAAATTTTACAACAGAACCCACAACCGAAGGCGCGTTATAACAAAAAATAGTTCCATAAGTAAGCTTTGGCTCGTAATAAACTTGAGTAACTTGCCCTGTATTATTTTTATTAGGCAAATTATAATAAGTATCTCTTGCGAGCATTGTGCAAGGGCTAAGATTGTTATTTGAATCAATATATCTTGCGCTCAATACTCTTTCTGGCCTTCCAAGTTTAGTTTGATAAGCCCAAACTTTATTATCGCTAGAAGCTGCTGCTGTTAAAGCCGAAGTCAATCCAATTGTAGTGCCAGAGACACTAGAGATTGTCGTCCAATGTATAGTTTCATCATCTTGCTCGACTCCGATAAAATAGCCTATTACAAAGCCAGTTGCGTCATTAACAATAATGCTAGAAGCGCCAGAAATAACATTTCCGTCAAGAGTCGTTTCTGAATAATCATCAGTAACATTTGCTGTTGAGCCATCTAATTTATAAGAGGCTTGACCATTAACTAAAAATAAAGTTGCCTGGTTTGTTTTCCATAAATAAGTGCCTGCATTTTTCCAAGATTTAAGCATTATGTTTAATGTCTCAATTCCCGAAACCATATCTGCCGCTGTTGGTGCGCGGTTAGATGTAGCAACGCCCAATATTCTAAACGCCTTAGTTACTATTTGGCTTGCTACTAAATTAAATGTATTTGTTCCGCTTACTGTCATGTTGATTAAAAATATTTAGAAACTCTAATAATAACACTCCAACTGCTAAGAGTTATTGACGTTGCCTCGCCAACATTTCCCGCGTCTCTTCTTAAAATTATAATTTTTCCTGTATTACCAACAACAACAGTAGTATTAGTGGAACTGGGAATTAATGAAAAACCATAGCCAGGGCCGTTGTCATTTGTATCACTATCTTTTGGCAAAGTTTCGTCTCCGACAGCATATCCAAATTGAGCTGTAGTGCATTTTAAAAAAGCTTGATATTTTTGTGGGACCACTCCTAGACTATGCGCTACAGTAAATGATGTTCCTGTTGTTCCTGCTAACGATACTGGGGCTGATGATTCCGTCAAAAGACTGTTCCCACTCGCGCAAATGGCTGGATATTCGGTAATTATGATATTAGTTCCATCATAATATATTATTATTTTATGATTGACTGAACTTAAAACAACAGAGCAACCATTAGGATTTATTATATTTCCCACGCCAGTTGAAAAAGTAGCTGCATTAGAATTACTACTGATTCCAATTTGAGCTACTTCACCCGCCACCATTCCCGAAATGGTGTTAATAGTTTGTGCGGCCGAAGAAGTATTAACAACGTAATTTGCTGATTGATTGGTTAAAATTATCTCATTAGTGGCAACAGCTAATTCTACTTGACTTCCCAAATATAACGCCTCGCCTCTTGTATTATAAAAAACAATATCGACTCCGTCATTAAACGCTAAATATCTTCCAACCTGCAAATCTCCCGCCTGTAAATCAACCTTTGTTCCCTGTCCTGTTTTTTTCTTTCCATCTACCGCCCCGAGTCCGTTGATATTAAAAACTGGACTATTGCCACAAGCAATATGAATATCAACCAGAAAACATTGAACATTTGTATATGATTCTATTGGCACTAATAAATTTGGAATATCCAATAAATATGATGTAGATGTTCCTGTGGTAGTTCCCCAATATGCTACTGGCAATGGGTTAATTGTTATAATGCCCGAATTATTCAAATTTATTGGGTCAGCAGTCCAAATTGGGTTTGTTGCTGGGTCGTCCGTTCCAGCGGGTGCTAAAACGCATTTATATAAAGAAGAATCAGAAATCCAAATATCGCCAAATCTACCAGCAGAATCAGCAACAACTGGATTACTATTTGGGGTGTTTAAATCTTCGTCAGAATAAGTATCTTTTTTAGTTGTAGTTCCAGTTTCGTAAAAAAATAAACGATAGCCAGAACCAACAATACCTATATTGCTAAATACTTGCTCTCTTGGTAATAATACTCTTGTTGCCATAATCTATTTATTTTTGTTGTATCGTTTTTGGTAAGAATCAAGATACTCTTGCACTTCTTTTTCTTTTTTATAAGCACTAGGAACTTGTTTTTTAAGTTGCTCTATTTCTTTTTTTATCTCTTCTGGTGATTTTTCTTGAGCATTTGCATTTTCAACTCCTCCTGTCATTCTGCTTGCTAAAATAGCTGGAATCATGTCATTCAAAGCTTCTCTAACTAAAGGTTTTTGCTCTTTTTCTGCATTTTTAACAATATTCTCAAATGCTTTTATGCTTTTTTCTTTGTTAGAAAGTGTCCGCATTATTTCGGCTGCATTCTTTTTATTAATTCCTTTATAGGTGTTCAAAATAGTCATTTCCCCAGCTCTCAATGTATCTAGAAGCAATCCAGTTTTATTAGTTGCAAGCTTAGATATAAAATTAATTGCGCTAGGTTTGTCATTTTCTATCGCTTCTTTTGTTAAACCGAATTTTTTTACTGTATTAGTATATTTGTATTCGTCTTTTATACTTTTTAATAAATTTGTATATTCTTTATCATTATCAACCAAAGCCCTTAATTGCTTTCTTACATATTTATTGGGAATAAACTTTTCTGCTTCTTTAGAAGTTCCAACAGGTTTTGTTGACTTGTTTAAAACACTTTCCAGATGGTCTCTTGCGCCAAGGCGATAGAACTCTTTTAATGTTTTATTCGGGGTTTCTTCTACTTTTTTACTAATCTCGTATGGAGATAATTTATAAAATTCCCTTCCTTCTTCTATTGCCTTTGCAACATTAGCAGTTCTGGAAAATCTCTCATCTGCTATTTGATAAATTCCCTTAACTCCTTCTTTAGAACCACTTCCTTTATATAAAACGCCACTTATTTGGCTTCTCGTATCTTCTAAATTTCTTAAATCCGTCTTTAAAGCAGCCTTAGATGGATCATTTTCTATAGCTTCTTTCATAGCATTAATATCTAAATCCATTTTTTTTCTTACTTCATGCAACTCTCCTAAATTCTTTGGAGGATTATTTGCATAAGTAGCAAAATTTGGATTGCCAATAAGCTTTTCATACTCACCAGCTAAAACTCTTTCTTTGGGCGCTAGTGGTTTAGAAAATATGCCAGACTCATCTACAGCTCTCTTTCCTAAACCGTCTTGCTTATATAATCTAGGCAATTCAATATTTTTCCCTGGTTCATACATACTAGGCAACAATTCTCTTTGCATTGCCTTCATGTCATAAAAGACTTCCGAAGCTGTTTTGGAAGAGCCAGAAAGATTTTCTTTAAGAACTTGCTTAATTCTTTTATTTGCATCGCTAGACCTACCTAATGCAAAATCATAAGCTATTTTTCTTGATTCAGGATATTGCGCTGTGGCTTTAATCAAATTATCAATTTCTGGCTCTGCGACATCGAGGGCAGTTGTTGGTTGCTTTGCAGGAGTTTCGTTTAATCTAGTTAAAGCTTTTTGCGCTGTTTCTGGTGAAATACTTTCTTCGATAATTTCGCTTGCTGGTTTTTTACCAAGAATATTTCTAGCTCCTTGATAAATACCCGAACCAACTTTTGCAACAACTGGAAATGCAGCTCCTAATGTTGCACCAATCGCACCGCCCTCCGCTCCTTTTTTCGCTATGTTTTCAGGAACTTGAGAAAGATTTTCAGCATCGCCAGCTCCTTGAATTGCAGAGATAGCCGCACCGCCAGCAGCAGATTGTCCGATTCCACCTAAGTAAGTTTTTGCGCCAGTAAAGGCTTTTCCACCAGCTTGCAATACTTTAGTAGCTGGCAACAAAGACCCTCCAAATTCAAGAACTGCACTTGTTGTAGGCTCTCTTTTCCTAATATTTTCTAACTCTTGCCTAGTTTCTTTTATTGCTAATTTATATAAATCACCAAATTTTTCTTTTGGCTCTACTCCCGAAATCTTGCTATTAATATTATTTAATGCTTTTTGCCTAGCAGCTTTATCAAAAGCCATAATTTCATCACCAAAACCCAAAGTTGCCCCTTGAGCAAGCATTTTGACTCTTTCCCCAGTTGTATTAGCTCTGACTTGCCCTGGTTGTGATATAGTTTCCCACTCATCAGAACCTTGATTAGGGGTGGAAATTATTTCCCATTCGTCATTATCAATTATAGGTTTTTCCATTGGCCTCCTACAAATTGTTGTTTTTGACCAGTTTTTCTACTTTGCCTAATAGTTCCTTCTGCAACATCGCTTATGTTTTCAGCTTCTTTAACTCCGCCAAGTTCTTTAAATCTTTCTGCTTGCCAATCTAAGAAAGCTTCATCGTAAGTTTTTCCTTGCTCATTAGTTCCTAAGGTTGAGCCATATTTGCTTCTCCATGCAGCAGTAAATTTAGGCATTTCGGCCACAACTTGCAAACCAGCTTTTTGGTCTTTAATTATTTGCTTATTAGCTTCTGGTTCTTTATCAAAAGATGGAGTTGTCAACAAACTTCTTTCCACATCTTTATCAGAAGTTTGACCTTTAAGCATTGAGGAAACATCAAGACTTAATTTTTGGCTTTTTGCGACCACGTCTTGATATTTTGACGAATCTACAAATGGGATAACTTGACCCGCATATTCAAAAGCAGCTTTAGATTTTCCAGTATTAACTTTTGGATTTCCTTTGCTATCAAATAAAGCATTTTCAATTCCTGCTAACGAGCGCAGACTATCACTAGCTAAATCAGCGGATTTTCTATTAACCATAATAACATCTTTATCTACTTGTCTAGCAAGAATCGGGTCAATATTTTGATTGCCGCCAACACCCCCCATATTTTTAAGTTTATTAGCTTCTGCATATAATTTTGCTTGCTGCGCTCTTTCGGTATCAATTTTAGCCCTATTCATAGCCGCATCTAATTCAAATTTCTTTTCATCAAGAAACTCTTTTGAGGTTTTGCTTGTGTTAATTTGAAAATCAATAAATTGCTGCGCTTCATCGCTCCATTCTTTAGGCATACCAGAGACATCTATACCTTCTAATTCGGCTTGCTTTAAAGCATTTCTATATTGGATTGGTTTTAATGTTTCCCCTACACGATTCACACCTTCTGCCAGTTGACCAATTCGTGATATTTTTTGAGATTGATATTCAATTATCGGCTTAGCTCTTTGCGGGTCTAAACCCATTAAGACACTAATAGCATTGTAATCGCCTTTAGCTCCTAAGTCTGCCAAGGTATCAATCCTTACTTTTCTTTCTTCTTCGGCGACAACTTGTTGATTTTGTAGTTGTCTTTGTTTAGTGATTTCTTGCCTATCAACAATTTCTTGACCTTGCTTAAATCCACCCAAAAATTCTCCAACAGGATTAGATTGAGGGTCGTAAACTCCTATATTTGTAGGTCTATAAAATTGCTGTATTTCTGAAAAATCTCTTCTAGACATTAATATTTACCTGCTAAATTATATTGAGGAGATTGTAATTGTGTGTTAAATCCAAAGTTAGAGCCACCACCGCCAGTATTTCCGCCACCACCACCTCCCGCACCACCAATTCCGCCAGCACCAGCCGCTGCGCCCAAACCTTGAAATAAACCACTTCCAACTTGTCCGAACATATTACCAATATTAGAATATTGTTGTGCAGAAGCTGCGCCACCCGCCATATTTAAACCAGCTAGGGCATTTTGTCCGCCAGCGAGAATAGCTCCTTGATTTGTTGCAGCATTTTGACCTATTCCAGTCAAACTCTCTATAGAACCTAAATAATTTCCATATTCTTGCGAGGCAATTCCTTGACTATATTGGTCTAATTCTTTTAAGGCTCTGCCGCCTAATAATCCACCTCTTGCAGCTTGACTTGTTTCTAAAGCATTTCTTCCTTGGTCCATTCTAAATTGATAGCCAGGGCTTTTTTGAAATAAATCTAATCTTTGTTGTTCGTTTAGGTCGGTAAATTCTCCTGTATTTGGGTCAAATTTTTTTCCAAGGACTAAACCAGAATAAACTCCCAAAGCTTGATTTCCTACATCTACATAAGGGTCAAGTTTTCCTGCGGCCGTATTCAAGCCTTCTTGATAAGCAGCAGCTGCACTTCTAGCATTCTTTGCATTTGCTCTAGCTGCTCTATTTTGAAAATAAGCATTTGCTCCCATCGCTCCACCAGCAATCGCTCCTACTCCTAATGCTGCCCCAGTTGATATTGCCATATTATATTTTTTTTATAAAAACAGTCATGTTTTCATCTTTTTTTCCATCTTTTGCATAATCAAGAGATTCAAAAGATTTTATTAAAGAATCATGTTTTGTTGTAGTAAAAATCGCTTTAAACTCTAATTTTTTAGCAATAGTCTCTAGGTTTTTTATTAATTCAATAAAAGCCTGTTTTCTTAATACTTTGCTCTTGTAATTTCTATTAGAAATTATTAAATCTATAATGCACATTGCACTATCAGTAATCCACAACCAGCCAGCACAAACATATTCATTACTTTGAGTATCTTTTATAATAATACCGTTTTGCGGTAGCATTATTGGGTCAATTGGTTGCCATTTCCAATCTTGCCACCATTTAAAAACTAATGGATAGTATTTATTAAAATCACTATCATCATTAATATTAAACCATTCGGCTTTTAGCATTTAGCTTTCTTTGCGGGTTGTTTTTTACCATACATAGCCATTGCCTTTCTAGGTGAAATTCCTTTTCTAGTTGTTACCACTAATTTTGTTTTTTTCTTCATATTCTATAAATTTAATTATTCCAAATATTACTTGGGGGCAATGAAACAAAAGTATTAGGACTATCTGGCCTACCATCAACTACAGTTGGTGATTTAGGCACAATGGCTGGTGTATCTTGTGGTTGCCGTCTTCTATAGACTGGCGACCATACAATTTTGCCGTCCCATTCTTTTCGACATTCAGACCTCCACCTTTTAAAACCTGTTCTATCGCAAATTACTAAATGGTCACCCATATTATTGAGTTATTTGTATTCTATTAGTTTGAGTTCCAGTAAAAGAATTTACTTTTAATCTTAAAGCGGTTGGCTTGCCAAAAAATGATTCTGAATTAGATGCTGTTTTTTGATAAACATCGCTACTAGATGGAACATCTAAGAACAATAAAGCGGCGTTATTATTAGTTTTAGATAATGTATATTGACCAGTATAATTAATAGTTGCGCCAGTTGCTACAATAATACAAATAGTTGCATTACTAATTGTATTATCTATCACAAATGGTTTGCTTACTGCTTCATCAACATAACCAATATTCATAGTATCAGCTCCAATAGTGGCAGAAGGAGTAACAGAGGAAATAGAAGAATAATAATTAGCACTTTCTACAGTAGCTGAACCTGCTGGCATCGCTAAAGTTTCAGTTTGTGGAAAACCATATAATTCTCCAACAATCGTCCAAGTTTTAGCTGAATGGTCTGTGGCAGATAAGTTTTCTAATGAAACTTGATAAGCTACATCTAAAGGTGAATCATTTTGAGTTAAAGCCCAAGTTCCACCAGTTACTGCCGCTGCAAAATAATCATTATCGGGAGCTGTTAATGTAAATTCTGTATCAATATTTATTGCTGGCATATAATTTTTAATTAATAAGAGTGTGGTGAACTTTTATTTGTTAGCGTTCTTTAGAACAGAAAATATAATCAACTGACATAGTTTTAGCTACCGCTTCGCCATTTTGTATGGCAAAAGAGATAGTTAATTCTTCGTCATCTGGCAAATTAGTAACAACTGATTTACCTAGAATAGTTGGAGCGTTATTATCGGTTCCCGCTGCATAATAAATCTTATCAACGCCATTGTAGTAAAACGCTACAGTTATGTAAGTAGCATTAACTAAAGAAATAATTGCAGAAGCTGTAGTAGCTGCTGAATTTTTAACTACATTAAAATTCAATGTAGCTGCACCATCAGCTTTAGAAAAATAAACGCCATCAGTAACTGCTAAAGGAGTAGTATCGGTTATTTGCAAACCAATAACTAAATCAGATTGGGTTACATCAGAAACTGCAAATCTAGCTTTAAAAAATAAAGGTTTATTAACTTCAAATTTAAAAGTTTCTTTTGACAATTGTAAAGCAACCAAATCATCATCGGCAGCCGAGTTTGTCAGTAACAATACACCGCCGTCTGCGTCAGTAAGAGCTTGGGTTGCGCCAGCTTGTGTTTCAGTTACAATCCAATCACCAGCAACATAATTATCAAAATCATTAAAATAAGTATGCGCTTGAGTTGGGTCAGGTTGCTTTAGCGTTCCAAGAGCATTATCTGCCCTGATATTAGTAACACCGCCAGTAGAATTAGTAGTCATAAATTATTAGAAAAATCTAGGGGCGATTAACCCCTAGAATTAATATTAAACACCTTCAGAAGCATAATAAGCTCTAGGGTCAACTACTGTTGTAGCATAGCTAGTCATCATTTTAAACTTAGTGTCTTCAGTATCAAAATCACCATCAGAAGAGAACATTCCTTCTTCAGCAACTAAGAACTTAGGTTGTTCCATAGCATCAGTTCTGATAAAGAAAGAGTTTTCAGATGTTAAAAACGGATTTGACATATAGCCTTCGGGAATAGCTCTCATGTTGTAAATAGCATTTACATCATTGTTGTTAGTTCCAGTGCGAAGAATTGATTGAGTCAATCTATCAGCATTGAAGATATTATCTGGCGAAACAAATAATTTCTTAGCTTTTAGGTTGATTTTCAAACCTCTGTCATCAGTTGCTTTATTAATTTGAATTAACAAAGATTCTAATGCAGCTTCTGATAAATCAGCAGATGTTGACAAAATGTTAGAGAAAGTTCCGCCACTTCTCATAGGGTGATCTGAAACAAAGAAAGGTTTTTGGTCACCATAAGTGTAGTTAGAATCAAAGCCATTGTTAAATACAGCAGCGCCATCAGATTCTTTAGTAATTTTTAAAGAACGAGATAAAGCTTTGTTGCCTTTAACAACTGCGTTAAGATATTTTTGGAACTTTTTAGCTTCCCAAGAAATAATATAACCAAGAGCGCGAGTTCTTTGAGTTGCTCTAGTGATATAGCCTTGAGCCATTGAGTCAAAGTTTACAGGCGCGCCTTCATCTTTATTAGCAAATTTGCCAAAGGTACTCACTTGTACAAACTCATCAAAAGCTTCAGTAGTTGTTTCTACATCAAGCATTTTTGAGAACATTGCGTCTTCTTCAGAGTATTCACCCCAAAATTGTCTTACTCCTGGCTTTAATGCCTTAGGAATAGTGTCTGTTACGATAATAGCCATAGTTTAAGTTATTTTTAAATTAATATTATATTCCAGCAGTATTAGCCGCTTCGGTATGTTGGTTAATTTTAACCACAATATCCGAGTATAATCCAAGCTCATTATCAGGAGAATCAAGCAATCTTTTAACGCTGACCTGAAAATTTTGAGTAGTATTAGCGTTATCAATATCAACTGTAATGCCAGACTGACCCCAAATGCTATCCGCAGTTCCAAAGTTTAGGTTTGCGTTCAAGCCAATTTGAGTAACGGCAAGAGTTCCTAAGCATTGAGCTTTAAACAATTGTTGTGGGTCATCACAAACAAGCGCAATAGCTTCGGTGCTTGCTGGATTATAAGTAGGAGAGTTTAAGTTTGCTGGATTAACAACAAAACCTACAATAACGCCAGTAATTAAGTTACCCGCGCCTGCTGTAGCTTTTGTAATTGAAGGTAAAGAACCAGCAGCATAATTTCTTCCATTAATAACAACATTGCTATTAGAAGTGCCAGATTTAATTACTGTATCACCTACATACAAAGCTGTTCCATAGCTAGATGGAATGTAGTAGTAGTTAGTTCGCACTGTTCCATTTTCAGAAACAAGCGGTAAAAGACCAAAAGGTCTGTTTGCATTTGCCATAATTTATTTTTGTAAAATTGTTAATTTATCTTCAAATATTTGAGTTTTTGAACCTAAGTTATCTAAACCTTTGTTCATCTCGTTTTCTATTTCTTTAGCTATGCTAGAGTTTTCTCTTTCACGCTTAGTGTTCTCTTGAAGCTTTTTCCATTTTTCAATAGGGATTTCCATAGGATACATTTTTTGTCTAACGCCCTTTGAATCAACATCTCCATCAATAGGCTGAATTAAATTGCCACTTTCGTCCGTTGCTGGAACAAAATTGCAATCTACTGCATATTGTATTCTTGATGGCTCAATTGCATTAAACCAATGTCTTTTAAATCCTTTCTTTTCAGGAAGATATAATCTATCAGTTTTACCTAGCACAGTTCTCTCTCTTCGTAAGAATTTAGAGCCATCTGGCATAGTAATTTCAACAACATCTCTATTTTCTGGTCTAGTTCCTCTAAGTTCTAAGTCATCTCTGCCTCTTGAATTAGATAAATCATTAATAGATGTTTCAATAGACGCTTCGTTTTTCTTTCTCATTTTATTTGCTCAATTAATTATTATTTTTGATTTGAATATTCTTTAATATAAAAATCCTTTAGTTTCTTTCTACCTTCTTCCGTTTTTTCCTTAGAAGCAAAATAGTTATAAGCTTTTTTTGCCTCATCAGGCAAATCGTTTATAGTAATTTGCTTGGTAGAAGAGGAAATTCCTCTTCTACCAGAAGCCACAGATAAAGGTTTCTTGATACCAATTTCATCAGGAAATTTCTTTTCCACTCTTTCAACAACCATATCTAATTTGTCCTGAAATGATAAATGTCTATAATTAGAATCATTATCAAGTTTTCTAAAAACTCCGTCAGCGTAACTTTGTAATTCAACATCTCTGTCATACCAAGTATGAATAGACCTAAATTCATTTACAAGTTGCTGCCTTTCAGCTAATATTTCAGGTGGTAAATTAGGAAGATTATTTTGAGCTGGTTGAGGAGCTTTTGGCTCTTCTTCGGTAGAAAAATTAAACTTACTTTCTTCAATCTTTTTTTGTAGATTGCGAATATGTCTAACTTTTTCTAAATCACCAGATAAAATTGCTTCTTCTTCTTCTTGCTCAAGGGATTGTTTTCGAGATAATATCTCATTCTCATTTTGTTGCTTCGTAAATTTCAGAAGCTCTTGGACTTGCTTTTTTAGTTCTAAGATAGTTTTATCTTTCTCTACAGTATCACGAGATAATTTGCCTAGTCGTTCGCTGCCAGTCTTACTAAGCTTCATATTTTGCAAGAAATCTTCCGCTGATAACTCTTTTCTAGGAGAGCCATCTTTGTTAAGTCCTCTAAAATATTTACCTTTTTTCCAGCCTGCGCCCCACGCTAATTGCTCGGTTTCTGTTAAAGAATCATAAAATTCTTTTTCCTCATCGCTTTTAAAAATAACTTTATTATTTTTATTGTCAACAGGTTTTTCAATAATTTCTTTATTTTCTTCATTTTCTTTATTATCTTCAATTTCAATATCGTTTTCGACATTTTCATTTTCAATAATTTCTTCGTTTTCTATATTCTCAATTTTTTCTTTGCTCATATTTTATTTTAATTATTCGTGAATAGAAGTTAATTCTTTGTCTAACATAATTCGGTATTCAAAACCATCTTTAGATTCATCTTTATCTATTTTAAGGCCAGAGTAACTTCTAAATGAAACTGTATCGCCCACTTTTGGCATATCATTTTCAGGAAAATCACTAAAAGCTTTACCACCGATTGCAACCAAAATGCCTTTTCCTTGACCAAATTCTAATCTATCTTTTACATTGCTGGGAAGAATAATTCCGCCAGAAGTTTTTTCTTCTAAACTTGGCATTTTTACAATAATTTTATACTCAATTGGCCGTTGTCCTGATTGGTTTATATCCATAATTACTCAATTAAAGTTAATATATCTTGCTTACATAATTCAACAAAGTCATTCAAATCTTCATTTGTTTGTTTTGTCTTATTATTTTTATTTTCTTCTTCTATAGCACTCATGGATTCAACCAAATCAATAATAAATTTAATTCCAGCTAAATTGCCTAAATTATGTTGCAATTTATCTGCATTACCAAGTGTGTTATTTCTAGCCAAGACATCTAAATATTTTAATCTATATTTTTTTAATCCATGCAAAAAAAGCTTAGTGCCATCTTGCTCTAACCATTGTTTAAGAATTTGCGCTTGTGTAAGGTCTGACATAGTTACTCATTTTTGTTAGTATCGGTTTCTTTTTTAGATTCTCTATCAATTCTTAAACTTTCACGTTGAATTTCTCTTTGGTCTTCTTCGCCTTGCATTCTAATTTTTTCGTTCATGTTTTTAAGAACTGCGTCATACTCTTTAAGTTGCAATCCTTTTTCTACTGCTTCCGCGTTAGCCAAGCTTTCA